GAACTTGGTCTGGATTAGCAGTTATACCTGAAGAAGATGTATTTAGAATAATTAAGAAAGAAAAAGATATATAATGTTTAAAGTTAAGAAAATAAGTACGGGAGAAATTTTTCAAGTTCTCGATACTCATGTAGAAGATTATTTTAATATAACCTATTTTTTAATTTGGGAAAATAACGGATGGAGATGGAGACTTGCGAAAAATTTTGTACCACCTGGAGTTGAAGTTAAGGAGAATAAATGAATCAAACTTATGGAATTGATGATATTAAAAGTTTAAGTTTTCGAGAGGGAGTACGTACTAGAATACAAATGTATCTAGGTAGTGATGACCTTGATGGAACTTATCAAGCTTTTAAAGAAATTATAAATAATGCAACTGATGAAGCAATTGCTGGCTTCGGAGATAAAATTGAAATTTATGTCCATGAAAGTACAAATACAATTGATGTTCGCGATTATGGGCGCGGCGTCCCTTTTGGAATTCGTGAAGATGGAGAGAACGTCTTAATTTCGATTTATTCTAAATCGCATACAGGTGGTAAATTTGAAGAAGGGGCATACAAAAATTCCAGTGGTCTCAACGGCATCGGGGCTAAATGCGTATGCTTAAGTTCAGACCGGTTTTATGTACAAAGTTTTCGTGATGGTTATGGAGCGGAGGCCATTTTTAAAAAGGGTATACTTGAATCATATGAAGAGTTTGATACAAACGAACCTAATGGGACATTTGTGTCTTTTCAGCCAGACCCAGAGGTATTTAAAAATGGTGAACTTGGATATTCATTTGATAAGATAAGTGAAGATATAAAAAATATATCTTATCTTTATAGTGGAATAACCTTTGAAATTAAAGGCGAAGGCGGCAAGAAAAATACTTACTGTGCAAAAAATGGAATTGTTGATTTTGTAAAAGATAATATAAAAAGTCCTTTGCATAAACATATAATTGTAGGTAAAGCAGAAGATGAAACTGATAAAGTTGAAATTGCGTTTCAGTGGGGAGACGGAAAAGAAAACGAGTATGTCTTTGTTAATGGCTTGCGTTGTCCAGAAGGTGGTAGTCCTATCACCGGCGCAAAAGGAGCAATTACGCGTACGTTTAATTCGCTCTCAAGGCAGAAATTTGATGGCGATAGTATACGTTCAGGTCTATTCTATGTTATCAACTGTTCCGTGGCGCAACCTTCTTTTGCTAACCAAACGAAGTCAAAAATTAACAATGCTAATTTGCGAACTTTGGCTTCAAACGCATTCTCTGATGCACTCAAGCAAATGAACCTGAGATATAAAGATGAGTTTGAAACTATTGTAGAACTGCTTAAAAAATATGCTAAAGCCGAAGCAGCCGCAGAGAAAGCACGTAAGCAAGTTTTAGAAACTGAAAAAGAAATTAATAATGAAAAGAAAAAACGTATTATTCTTGCTGATAAATTAAAAGATTGTCAAATTCATGGTCCAAATAGTGGCTCTGTACTCGCAATTTGCGAAGGTGACTCTGCTTTAGGAGCACTCGTACAAGCGCGGCCTATTGATAAAGTAGCATTATTACCCATTCGAGGAAAAATTATTTCAGCTTTAAAGCATTCCGATGAAAAAATTCTTCAAAATGAAGAAGTTAAGGCTATTTTTTCGGCACTTGGATGTGGTTTCTTTAATAAATATAATTCAAATAAATTAAATTATCAATATGTTGCCGTCGCATCAGACTCTGACCCAGATGGAGCAAATATATCAAATTTAATTGTAACCTTATTTTATTATATGTGTCCACAATTCATTAAAGAAGGACGTTTATTATGGATGCGAATGCCATTATTTGTATTAAAATACAAAGATAAAACCTTATATGCTTTTAATGATACAGAAAGAAATGAATTAATTAAAAAGTATGGTAAACCTAAAGAAGTAGGTAGAAAGAAAGGTATTGGTGAAAACAGTCCTCAAGAAACGGCAGAAGCAGTGTTTGGCGCCCAAAAAAGATGGGAGCAATTGATTATCAATAATGATGAAGATTTCCACAATACTATTCAAATGTTGATGGGTAAAGAAGTTGATGATAGACGCCAATTTATTATGAATAATGTAGACTTTTCTTTAATAGGTGAATAATATGATTGGTATATATAAAATTACGAATAAGATAACAGGAATGGTATATATAGGACAATCTGTTGAAGTTGAAGAACGACTATTAGAACATCAAAATATCCCATATCGTAAAAACAGACCTACTTATAATTATCCTTTATATGTAGATATTAGAAAGTATGGTTTAAATAATTTTTCTTTTGAAATTATAAAAGAGTGTAAAAAAGAAGAATTAAATTATTATGAACAATTATATATTAAAAAATATGATTCTTATTATAATGGTTATAATCAAACTCCAGGTGGAGATAGTGTTGCTTCAGGTGATTTATCGAATCATCATATTTTAACAGAAAAAGAAGTAATAGATATTAGAACACGTTATAATAATCATGAATATAGATGGGACGTATATCAAGATTATAAAGAAAAAATTAATCTTGATACTTTTTCTCACATTTGGAAAGGAAAAACTTGGAAATGGTGTATGCCTGAAGTTTTTACTGAAGATAATATTCAATGGCATGAAAAACATTTGGGAGACAAAAAGCAAGTTAAATTATCTAAAGTAAGTGAACAAGAAGTAAAATATATTAGACAACAACGAAAAAATGGAAGAAAAAGAAAACAAGTTTATGAAGAATTTAAAAACCAACTATCTCCTTCGGGATTTGATAGTATTTGGTACTATGTAAATTGGAAGGGGGTAGAATAAATGACAGGATTAATTCAAAAAGATATGCAAGAGTCTTTCTCTGAAGCTTTCCTCGAATATGCAGGATATAACCTTCAGCGAAGAGCAATACCGGATGCGCGCGATGGTTTAAAATGGGGTGCGCGACAACTTTTACATGCCCAAATGCTTGGAGGTTTTACATACGATAAACCTTTTAAAAAAGCAATAAAATCTGTTTCGCAAGCAATGGGATTTAGTTACGTGCATGGTGATGCCTCAGCTTATGGTACTTTAATTCGTATGGCAAAACCTTTTAGTTATAGAGTACCGCTTCAAGAGGCAAATGGTAACTATGGTACACTAATTAATCCAGATGACCATTCGGCATCACGATATGTAGAATTACGCGGTTCTAAAATTGCAGCGAAGGTACTTGAAGATTTAAAAAAAGATACCATTACTGAATGGGAAGATACATACGACCTTGAAGGAAAATTTCCCAAGGTACTCCCTTCTAAAGGAGTTTATTTAATAGTTAATGGTTGTATTTCTATCGGTAGTGGTATGGCTTGTAGCATACCGCCAACCAATTTAAGAGAAGTTAATGAAGCCTTAATTAAATTAATTCAAAATCCAGATATTGATGATGACGAATTAATATGTATGCCCGATTTTCCTACTGGAGCGATATTGCTAAATGCTGATGAAGTTAAAGAAAGTATGAAAAAAGGTTATGGTTTTGCTTGCAAAGTGCGTGCAGTTGTTGAATATGATAAAGCGGAAAACTGCTTTATTGTAAAGGAGATGCCATACTCTACTTTTACTAATACAATTTGTAATGAGTTGGCCACTCTAATGGAAGAAAACCCTGACTGTGGAATTAAAAATTTTGTTGATTATACTGGAATTAAACCAGATTTACGTATTTATTTAAATAAAAAAGTTAATCCAGATAAGGTTCTAAAACTACTTTATAAAAACACTTCATTACAAACGCATTATTCGATTAATATGGTAATGCTTGATAAAGGCACTACACCCAAAGTATTTGGTTGGAAAGAAGCGCTTCAAGCACATATCGACCATGAAAAAGAAGTATATCGTAGAGGTTTTGAGTTTGACCTTCGAAAAATTGAAGAGCGCCTTCATGTAATTGAAGCTCTTTTAAAAGTTATTGCTTCAATTGATGAAGTAATTCAAACAATTAAACAATCTTCTTCAACTGCGGCTGCGCGCGAACGTCTAATGAAAGAGTATGAATTAGACGAAATTCAAGCTAAAGCAGTGCTTGAAATCAAGCTTTCTCGTTTGGCACATTTAGAAATTGAAAAATTAAAAAATGAAAAGACAAAACTTGAAAAAGACAGAGATTTTATATATAATATAATTAAAGATGAAAAAAGGTTTAACCAAGAACTTATAAACGGTTGGCATGAAGTTGCACAAAAGTTTGGCGACGAACGTCGTACTCGTGTCTTAAATATTACAAAAGAAGGCGAAGAACCTCGTGAGGAGCAAGAACTTTTAATCAATTTATCAAATCAAAATAATATTTATATCACAACTGTTTCTACGCTTTACTCTCAAAAGCGTGGCGGCGTAGGTAACAAATTCAAAATGAGTAAAGGAGAATATGTGA